CTATGGACCTGATGATCCGGTCTGTCATGTGGAACTTCGTCGGGGGCACGCCGCAAAGCCGTCTCTTGGTCGAGTCGATCCTGCGCGAGATGGATGACAAGACGTGGGAGGACTTCATCAGCGAAGTGCTGTCGTTCCTGCCCTACGGATTCAGCATCTTCGAGATCGTCGCCAAGCGCCGCAAGGATGGCGTGATCGGCCTCAAGAAACTTGCCCCACGCGCGCAATGGACCATCGACCGCTTCGAGACCAACGACGTGGGCGATATCCTTGGCGTCTATCAGACGGCGACCACAAAGAGCACCTTCCTGCCCTATGAGAAGTTGCTGCACTTCCGTACCCGCTCGGTGAACAACCAGCCTGCGGGCGTGAGCGTGCTGCGCAACGCCTACACCAGTTGGTATTACGCCAACGAGATCAAGCGGATCGAGGCGGTCAGCATCGAGCGAGAACTCAACGGCCTGCCAATGTTCCGCGTACCATCGGAGTACATGGCGGCCAACGCGAGCCCCGCGCATAAAGACCTGCTTAACCAGATCATGCGTATCGCCCGAGACGTCAAGCGCAACGAGCAGGGCTACATCATCATCCCGAGCGACCTCTACACCGATGAGGACGGCAAGCCCGGCACGAAGCCTCTGGTGGACTTCCAGCTTGTCGCCAGCCAAGGCACGCGGGATATCGACACGGGCAAGGTGATCCTGCGCTACCAGCAAGATATGGCGCGCTCGGCCATGGCCGACTTCGTGATGCTGGGAGCGAACGACCGGGGCAGCTTTGCCATGTCGAAGTCGAAGTCAGACCTGTTCCTCAAGGCGCTGGAAGGGTATCTCGGCAGCGTCACGGCGATCCTGAACCGCCGCCTGATCCCGAAACTGTGCGCATGGAACGGCATCCCGCCCTCAGACTACCCGGCCGTCAAGCATGGGCGCGTCGCGCCGATTGACTTGCAAGAGTTGGGCAATTTCATCAGCCGAGTGTCCAGCGCGGGCGCAGCACTGTTCCCCAACGGCGTGCTGGAGGATCACCTGCTGGACGTGGGCGGGCTACCGCCCCGGATCGAAGGTGCGACCACGCCACCACCGCCCACAAACGAAGAGACGCCCGATGAGTGACACAAAGAAAGCCTCGGGGGCATCGCCCCTATACGCCTTTCGCCCGGTACTGAACGCCGAGACGATCTGCGCGTGGGCCGCCGAGCAGGGGTTTGAGACCGCGCTCCTGCCCGACGACATGCACGTTACGGTCGTGTTCAGCCGGGACGCCTTCGACGCGGGCTTGTCGCGGATGGCCGAGAGCACCGAGCCCGATCCGTACCCAATGTGGGGGCCGCAGAACATCGTCGTGCGGGGCGGCGCGCGCCAAGTCACGCCTCTGGGCGACGGAGGCGCAATCGTGCTCAAGATCGAAAGCCTTGATCTGCAACGCGAGCACCAGATGTTCCGCGAGATGGGCGCAAGCTGGGATTATGAATCATACACGCCGCACGTCACGATCACCTACCGGGGCGCACCAAGTGGTCCCGTCGCGCCTTTTACCGGCGACATCGTGCTCGGGCCGCTGACGTTTCGCGCGCTTTCTGCCGACACTGGCGAGAAACCACTCGAATCTTCGCTTGACAGGATAAAAAAGAAACTCTTGCATGATTCGCCGCGACAGGTGATTATGCCAGACAAGATGTCAGAAAACACGTTCACCAAGATCTTCAAGGTCATCAAGGCCGTTGACGAGCAGCGTATCGTCTACGGCTGGGCCACTGTTTCGACAGTGAAGGGCGAACTTATCGTCGATTCGCAGGGCGACATTATCGAGCCCGACGAAATGGTCAAGATGGCAAACGATTTCATGCTCGATGTGCGGATGGCGAAAGCCATGCACGCGGGCGAGGGCATCGGAGAGTTTATTCATTCCCTGCCGCTGACCAAAGACATCGCCGAGGCGCTCGGGGTCGAGTGCGAGCGCGAGGGCTGGATCGTCGCAGTGAAGATCCACGACGACGCCACGTGGGCGGCGGTTAAGTCAGGCGCGTTCACGGGTTTCTCTATCGGCGGCAAAGCACGAAGCCGGGAGGCAGTTGAATGACGATCGCGCACAAACTCGCGGGCATCATGTTGTCCGAAGTCTCGGTCGTTGATGTTCCGGCGAACGCCGGCGCAAGCATCGCGATCTGGAAACGCGGAGAAATGGAAGATCAAATGGATATGACGCCCGAGCAAAAGGGACGCATGAAGAAACTCATGGCCGATGGCATGAGTGAAGCCGACGCGGTGAAAGCCGCGATGACTGAAACCGCGAAAGGAGGCTCCACGATGGACCCGAAAGAACTCGCAAAGCAAGTTGAGGCTCTTACGGCTCAGGTAGCAGACCTGAACAAAAGCGCGGCAACGGCCACGGCAAATGAAACTGCAATCGTGAAAGCTGCGCAAGACGCAGGCTTCACCGTAGCCAAGACCGACAAGGGCGTCACCGTGACGAAAGCCGCCGATCCCGAGTACGTCGAGATCAACGGCCAGAAGGTCGAGAAGTCGAGCGTTCCGGCCCCCTTGTTGGAGATGGTGCTCAAGCAGGGCACCGAACTGGCCAAGATGCGCGCCGAGAAGCATGAGGCCGAACTTGCCAAGCGCGGCGCAACGGAACTGCCGAACCTCGCGGGCACCGATCTCGTCAAAGGCAAGATGCTAGCCGCTGCTGGCGACGACCCTGCCATGCTGACCGCGCTGAAAGCGGCCGACGCGGCGATGGCGAAGTCCATGCAGGAACTCGGCCAGAACCCTCTGGCCGATGAGGGATCGCCCACGTTCAAACTGGACAAGATGGCCCGGACCCACGCCGCTGAAAAGGGCGTGTCTTTCGAGGTGGCTTACGCCGCCGTAACCGCAACTGGCGATGGCGCTGCGCTCTACAAGAGCGCCATGGCCGAGTCGAACTGAGGAGGCCACGGACATGGCGACCAAAGACAATACTCAAAGCGTCACGCTGATTGCCGGGGCCGACTTGTCGGCGCTGCAATATACGTTCGTGACGCTGAATAGCGCGGGGCAAGTCGTTGCGCCGGGGGCGGGCGCAGGCGTTGTGGGCGTGCTCCAGAACGATCCGGCCAGCGGGCAAGCCGCGCTGGTGGACATCGCAGGAATCACGAAAGTTGTTGCGGGGGCGGCCATTACCACCGGCGCTAGGGTGATGACGACCTCTGCGGGTAAAGCGATCACCGGCACTGCAACCAACAACCTGCTGGGCATCGCACTGGAAACCGGGGCTGACACCCGCGTGATCCGTGTCCTGCTTCAGCCCACCGGCATCCTGGCCGCGTAAACCTGAAAGCGAGGGACACATAAAATGTCGCAACCAACCATCAATGCGGTTCACGTCAATACGCCGCTGACCAACATCTCCGTCGCCTTCTTGCAAAACGCGACCAACTTCATCGCAGGCTCGGTATTCCCGAACGTGCCCGTCATGTTCCGCTCGGATCGCTACTACACCTTTGATCGTGGTTACTTCAACCGCGACGAGGCGCAAGAGCGTGCCCCCGGCGCGGAATCGGCCGGTTCGGGCTTCTCGTTGGACAATACGCCCACCTACTACGCCCGTGTGTTCGCCCATCACCACGACATCGCTGACCAGATCCGCGCCAATGCCGACCCGCAAGTCGATATGGACCGGATGGCAGCCGAGTTGGTGGCGCACAAACTTCTGATCAAGCGGGAAAAAAGCTGGGTCTCGAAGTTCTTTGCTGGCGGTATCTGGACCGGGGGCGACGTTGACGGTGTTTCCGGCGCTCCCAGCGGCGCGCAAGTGCGCCACTGGTCGGACTACACGAACGGTGATCCGATTGCCGACGTGGATGCTGCGAAAGCCGCCATCCTCGAATCGACCGGTATCATGCCAAACACGCTCGTGTTGGGGTATCGCGTTTTTGACGCGCTGAAACGTCACCCGGACATCATCGACCTGATCAAGTATTCTGGCGGCGTCAGCCCCGGAAACCCGGCCTTGATCACGCCGTCCGCGCTTGCGGCGGTGTTCGGTGTCGAGCGCGTTATGATCGCCAGCGCCATCGAGAACACGGGCCTTGAAGGGCAAGCCAACTCGCACAGCTTCATTGCTGGCAAGAAGGCGCTGCTCTGCTACGCGGCTCCCTCCGCAGGGTTGATGACGCCGACCGCGGGCTACACCTTCTCGTGGAACGGCTTTATGGGCCAGACCAACCCGAACGGCTTTGCGACCAAGCGGTTCTACCTGGACAAGGAAGAATCCACTCGTGTCGAGGGCCAGATGGCCTATGACCAGAAGGTCATCTCGTCGGAGTTGGGCTATTTCTTCGATTCAATTGTAGCTTGAGTCGAGAAAAACAAATACCTCCGCGCCTCTGGGCGCGGGGGTCTACGCCCCGATGAGGATACGCCAATGAGCCGTTACGACCGTCAGACTTTTGACCCCGGTCTCCCCCTGTTTTCGCGCAAGACGTTCGTGGCCAATGGCCGCACGCTCGCGCCCGGCACGCCTTTCAACTGGAAGCGCATGGCCGTCGATCTGCGCAAGGTCAGCACGCTCTTTGCGAGTGGCTACCTGATGCACGCCCCAGAGGACGAAGCCGCCGAAGCCCCGGCCATTGAGCGAGAGATTCAGGACGAGGACACCCCCGACGCCGCGCTTGACGCGGGCGTTGAGGAAGAGCCGCAGACGGCCACTGAGCCGCAGGCCGACGACGTTGACGCGGACAGCGTGGACGACATTGACGACATCGCCGCGCTGCAAGACCTTGCGCGCGGTAGCGGCCGCAAGAAGATCACCAAGAACGCGCGCACGAAGCTGATCGGCCGCGGCGAAGCGTGGTAAGGAGCGACACATGATATCTCCAGCAAGAACCGCTCGTCAAATTGCCTTCTCAGTAACAGTCGCCCCCGGAAGCTTCGACGCCGCGCTTGCAAATGGCGTGACGCGCGCGATTTTGGTTGACGTGGCCGGGGCGCTGGCCGTGCAGTACGCCAACGGACTAACCGATACGATCACGCTGGCCGCGGGTAGCTGGCACCCAATGTACGTGACCAGAATCAACACGACTGGAACGACGGCAACCGGTATACACGCCGGGTATTGAGGCAGACATGGCTTGGACATACTCAGGCGACCCAGCAAGTAGCGACCGCGATGCGGTTCGCTTCTACGTGGGCGATACCAACACCACCGAGCAACTCCTGCAAGACGCGGAGGTCGATTTTGTCCTCGCGCAAGTCGCCACGCCGTTGGCCGCCGCAGCACGATGCGCCCGTGCGATTGCGAGCAAGATGGCGATGCTGGTGGACGAGAAGTTCGAGTCCATCGACAACAAATTCAGTCAGCGCGCAAAAGCCTTCACGTCACTTGCCGGGCAGTTAGAACGCGAGGTGAAACGCCAAGGCGGTCTTGGTACGCCCGTTGCGGGCGGCATCAGCGTTATGGCGGTTGAGGCGGCACGATCTGACACTGATCGCGTGCGCCCCGCGTTCCGCGAGGGGCAGTTTGCCGTTTCGCCCGCGCCCGATATGTATGACTCATGGCCGTAAGCGTCACCCAACTCCTGCGGCGCCAGGGGCGCGACGTGCCGTTTGCTCGGATCGTTGCGACGACGCCTGTGTACGACCCGGCGACCGGCACCTATGCCCAGCCGACGCCGACGACCGCCACCCTGCGCGGCGTGATGACGAACTTCATGGCCGAGGAGATCGACGGTTCTCGCGTGCTGGACGAGGATCGCAAACTCTTGCTTGATGCCACCTCCGGCGCGTTCGTTCCGCAAGTCGGGGACATTGTGGACGGAACTGTTGCGGGCAACGCCGTCACCGGCGGCATGAAGATAGAGCGGTTTCGCCCGATTGCGCCAAACGGCACACCGACCGCCTATGTGTGCCAGGTGCGCGGCTGATGGCTCAGTTTCGCGCCATTGACCGGAGACGCGCCCCGCAGGAGATCATGCGGAATTTCACGCAGTTGACCGAGCAGGTCCAGAAGGCAGTTTATTTGGACATGGCGCAGGACATCGCCACGCGGAGCCGTGACACTGAAGACACCGGAACCTACGCCGAGAGTCATCGTGTCGGGCAGCGCAGCGGCAGTTTTGCCGCCACGAAGTCGTCGCACGGGAAAAAGACTGGCGGCACGGGCGGGGCCGCGTCGCAACGGGGTCTGCAAGCGATGCAGGCGGACATCGAGTCGCTGCCCCCGAACGCGCCTAATGTCGTGTTTCGTAACGAGGCGCTGCACGCAGACCACGTCGAGTCAAAAGGCTGGCCCGGAAAAGGGGCCTATCGAATTTACGCGCAAGCGCAGAACGCGGCCCCGCAGATCATCCGTAACGTCGTGCAGCGGCTCGGCCTCAAGTCTGGCGGCGGCACATGAGCAGCGGCGGGGGGCTCTATGGCTACTCGACCGGCCCGAGGCTGGTATGAGCGGGGCCGCCATAGCCGCAGAAGTCGCACTGGCCTATGCTGAGGCGGGGCGTGACGCGGGCGACGGGCTTGGGGCTGTGTCTGTAAGGATAACCCGTACAGGCGAACCCACTGGCCCGGAATGGAACCCCACACCCGGCACGCCAGTGGTTCACACGTTTGTCGCCAAGCCGTCCGGCAAGGCATACACACAGCGCACCGGGCTGGCGTTGGGGGCGGGCGAGTTGGTCTATTCGCTGACAAACCATGGCGTGACGATTACCCCCGGCACATCGGACATGCTGACAATTGACGGCGTGAATTGGCCCGTGCAGGAAGTCAGCCCGATGGACTCGGCTGGCTTTGTAATATCTTGGATGGTGAAGGTGGCAAAATGACAATACCGACAATCATGGTTACGGGTAATGCTCGACCACCTGACAATAGCCCTGTCGGCGGCAGGATCACAGCCTCGCTGTCTGCTCCTGATTTTGACAGCGTTTCAAACGTGGTTGTGGATCTTCAAGTCAGCCAATTGATCGGTGCTGACGGGGCGTTTACCATCAATCTCTGGCCTAACAGCAGGGGAATCAATAATACGCATTACGTGATCACGATGGACTTCCTTTCGCTGACATCGCCGGGTTACTTTCGGAGCGACCCTGTCGTTTTGGGGCAGATCACGCTTAACGACGCGCTCGCGACAATCCCTCTTGCAAGCATCATGACCGACGTGGCGGGGCCGACGCCGATTGTGCTTTTCCCTGCTGCCTACGGCGATCTGCTTGCTGCGGCGACTTTGTTCTACAGCACTGTAGCAGTTGGCTTGGCGGAATCTGCCGACGGCGTATATTTCTTTGTGTCCACCGGAGGTGGGCGAGCACTTGAACTTTGGCGGCGAGTGGCAGGCGTTGCCATTCCCGTACGGGTATTTATTGAGGTGACGGAATGATCGGACTTGGGCTTGACATAACGAGGGTTGCGGGCGTGTCTTTGGTGCCGCCAACAATTCTGTCCCTATTCGCAGGTGGTGAGGAAGGCGCATGGTATGACCCGAGCGACCTATCCACGCTGTTTCAAAACGCGGCAGGCACCACGCCTGTAACGGTAGCGACAAACCCAATCGGATATACTGGCGATAAGTCGGGGCGGGGCAACCACGCCACGCAGGCCACTGCTGCAAGGCTGCCAACGTATCAGATCGGCCCCGCGCGCATGGCGTTGGACAAGGTGGACGACCGCCTGTCCGTGACAGTGCCTGTTGGCGGCTTCACGGGAACGATGGTTCTCGGCACGGATCAAGGAACAGCCAGCTACGGTGTGACAATTCCAGCGGGCGATTATGACATTGGCGGCAGAGGCGGCGAGTATTTTCCCGGCAATGCAATCGTGGGGCAGGTGATCCGCAACGGGGCTTTGAGTGCGGTCGAGACTGCGCAGGTCGAGGCGTACTTTGTAGGCAATGGCGCGACCGCCAGCTATGGTGCCGTGACTAGTTTCGCGAACTTCTGGCGGAATTGGGCGGAACTCACGAGCTTCCCTCTGATCGACACGTCAGCGGGGACTAATTTCAGCCAGGCTTGGCGTAGCTGCAACAGCCTAACGAGCTTCCCCTTGATCGACACGTCAGCGGGGACTAATTTCAACCAGGCTTGGCGTAACTGCACCAGTCTCACAACATTCCCAGCCAATGCCTTCGACAATATAAGTGGTGGGGACTTTGCCAGCGCGTTTTTAAACACCGCCCTGACCCAAGCCAGTATCGACAACATCCTAGTGTCAATCGTGGCATCCGGTATTGCAGCCGGAAC